AACTCACCTATGCGTGGCCGCTCCACGGAGATACTTGTTGAGCTTATCAATACAGCCCCACGCAATAATCCCCACCGCCTCACATTCGATGCGCAGGCTTGCTTTGCGACCAAACAAGAATTGATAGACCACCTTTTCAACTCCGGCAATGGCTAAGAAAACGACTACCACTAAGAAAGAGGCACCGAGCAAGCCCCAATACACTTGCAAGGACTGCAAACACTCGACCGACTGGCAAAACAAAGGGGCTGATGGCTCAATGATATTTTGCCGCTGTCAATTCCATAAGTGGTGCAAATTCCTCAATCACGATTATTGCGACAACTTTGTAAAGCGATGAATAGAGATACAAAATTTATAAAACGGGTTTGGCTTAATGAGCCTGATTCACCCTCTACGGGTATGGTTGTAGCTTATGATGGCGAGTTGCAAGACTACGACAAACAACCATATCATTCAACATTCTTGCGCGTTTCTGATTGCCATGTTTCGGTAAACTTGCATAAAGCCTCGTATGATACCGAGCTGGAATTTATAGATAAAATGAAAAGAATACGTGGGGTATTGGATGAATTTATAAATCACCTCGAAAGCAAGTATAACGACTAATGGCAAAGCGACAATACATAGACTACAAAAAGGCTCAATCCGAGTTATTCAAGCGCACCGAGGGCTATGCCGCCAATGTGGGGGCAGCCTATCGGGCCGCGCTCACGCAAATAATTAACTTGGTAAAGGGTACGGAGCTTGAGGCGGGTAAGCCGTTTTCATTCTCCGAGTATGGCTATTCCGATGAGGTTACGCCTATACTCCGTTCTATGTATTCTCGCGTGTACCAGATAATCCGCGCCGGCGTAGAAAAGGAATGGCTAACCGCCAATGAGCATAACGATGGATTGGTTAAGGCTATATTCGGTGAACACTCAATAGAGGATAACCACTTTGCCAAATTCTTTCAACGCAACATGGAGGCAATGAACGCCTTTTTTGCGCGTAAGACTGGCGAGGGTGGGCTTAATCTCTCTCAAAAGGTATGGAAATACACCGGCATTTACAAAGATGAGTTAGAGGACGCTTTGGATTTGGCTATTGGTGAAGGTACACCCGCCAACAGACTTGCAACCCAAATTCAAAAGTATCTCAATGACCCCGACCGATTTTATAGGCGTTTCCGGGTTAAGATTGGTGAGAATGAGGACGGTACCCCCAAATATGGGCGTATATGGAAAAGGCGTGTGTTTGACCCCGAAACCAATTCTTACAAGTGGGTTGATGATGACCCTCGCAAATATCACCCCGGACGTGGCGTTTATCGTAGCTCTTACCGCAACGCTCAACGTCTGGCGCGTACTGAAACCAACATAGCATATCGCACGGCCGATTATGAGCGTTGGCAGCAAATGGACTTTGTTATTGGCATTGAAATCAAGCTATCCAACAATCACCCGTGCGTGGATATATGCGATGACCTCAAAGGTATCTACCCCAAAAATTTCAAGTGGACGGGCTGGCACCCTAATTGCCGTTGCTACATGGTTCCAGTTCTGGCTGGCAAAGAGGATGTGAGCAACATGGTTGATAGGATCCTGGATGGAGAGGATCCTGGCACCGTTCACCCTGGGGGATCCGTGAATGAAATGCCAGATCAATTCCAGGATTGGATCAAGGCAAACGAGGAGCGTTACAAGCAAGCAGAGCAAAATGGCACACTGCCATATTTCATCCGTGATAACAAAAAGAGCGTTGAGCAAATTCTAAAACCCCTCACGCCAGAGGAGAAACACCACCAGGAATTAGTAGCCAAGTATGGAGAAAGTGCCGTACAGAGCCTCTATGACGCTTACAAGGCGTTTCTGGATAAGATCTCAACTGGAGATCTGGACTATCAGATCAAGAAACTCAAATTTGAGGCTCAATGGGTAGCCGATAAAAACAAGTTTCCGACTTCTCCAGAAATGGTTAAGATGCTCCAGGCACAACTGGCAAAAGTGGAGGTGCAAAAGGAGTTTCAGTTGGCGGTGGCTGATGCTAATACCGTTCTGGGATTCCAGAGCAAGAGCAAACCACTCAAAGAGATCCAGGCGGAGCTGGCTGATGCCATAAACAACGGAGCGACTGCAAGCGAGATCAGAGCGATCACAGCCAGGGGTAACGCAAAGATCCAGGCTATTGAAAAGGCAAGGCTGGCAAAGCTGGCTAAAACTGCTGGAGGGGATGGATCCGTGATTGATCTCTATGCTACAGCAGAGGAAAAGCTGGAGCTGGCAAGGCTCCTGGATGATTATAATTTTGAAATGTCAATCTATGAGAGCCAATGGGCTGCCAATGTAAACTCTGCCTACATGAAACTGGCAGCCTATAGGAAAGAGCTGGCGTTGAAATACCAGGGCAAGCAGGGGCGATTGGTTAAGCTCAATGGAGAAACGGTTGAGGGTGCCCAGAAAGCCCTGGAGGAGTATCTGGAGGCTCCTATCAACACCAGTGCAAACACTCCAGTTGGAGGTAGGTTTCAAACAACATCTTACTGCCTGGAGAAAACAAAGATCTCCGAGTATGCAAAGAAAACTGGCATAAGTGAGGATGAGCTGGGGTTGATAAACCGTTACAGTTACGGATCCAAATGGATCAACCTCTATAGCTATGGAGTGAAAGATCCCTATCATGGAGGAGTGTTTGATTATGGAGGGCTATGCCAGAAATATATCCCAGCCACAAACTCCGTACTGGAAAAGTTGCCCAGGTATGAGGGCACCGTATTCTCTGGAATCCGATTTGAGAGTAGTTTCCTATCCTCATATATTGCGGATATGCAAAAGTGCCTATCCTCTGGCACTCCCTATGTAAATAAGGCTCTGATGAGTTCCACAACCAATATCAACACCACCACGATTTTTGGCGATAATGTGATGCTGGTGATCAAGAGTAAAAAGGGTGCCGATATTAAGGCGATCTCACATTATCCAAATGAGGATGAGATTGTGTTTAGAGCTGGATCCAAATTCAAGGTGCTCAAAGTGTACCAGGAAACAGCTCAAAAGTTTGGGTTTGGAAAGGGTTGGGTTGTAGAACTGGAGGAGCTATAAAAGAAAACGGATCCAAACTGCCTTTGCAATCTGGATCCGTTGTTGTGTCTGGGCTGGTTATCGTTTGCCAGTTTCAAAAACCTTTTCCCAGTCTGTTGTAACGCCATAAGGATTGGGAGCTTTACCAGGTAAATACTCCTGGATGAATGTGGCTTTCCATTGCTTGTAAGCATCTGCCAGGGGCGTTGTGGTATCGCACTGATCCAGGAAAGAGAAATGGAAATCTCTCTCATAGTTCCAGAGCGAGGCAGCCAGGGGCATATCTGTATTGCCAATGTAGGGATTCTGGCTCTCTCCCTTATACCAGCGATAGTTGGAATAATCCTCCGTGATCCCAGAGAAGAATCCCTCTTTGTTCCAATCTTTTGCCATGTGTCAATCTTTTATCACGTTATCATAAAACTTTTCAATCACGTTTTTCATTTCCCTGGGGAGTATGGAGAGTGTGGAAAGCCAGATCCTCTCTGGAATATCCCAGATCGCCTCTGCCACTGATCCAACTATTGCTCCGATCGTGTCGCTATCTCCTCCAAATGCTATAGCCCTACGGATCGCATCCTCAAAAGAATCGGCATAGAGTATAGCCCAGAAACAAACTGGGAGTGTGCCCTGGCACGTTTCATCAAACTTTCCGATCTCTGGCTCTTTAAGATCCCACCCAGGATAGTAGTGCTGCGAGATCTCATATAGTTGGGAGGGGGAGGCTTGTATATGTCTGGCAGCCCAGATCATGTGGGCTATGCAAACAGCTCCTTTGATCCCCTCTGGATGGTTGTGGGTGATGATTGCAGTCCTCTTTGCTTCATGGAGCACCTGGGGGAGATTATCGAAAGCCCAGGCAGTAGGGCTAACTCTCATGGCAGAGCCATTGCCATAACTGTTGTATGGTTGTGGATTTTTGGAGGCTATCCATTGAGCAAAGCGGCCGCCATAACCGCCCATAGGGTGAGGGTATTTCCGGCACCATGTCAATAGCGTTTCCTTGTACGGAGCATTACGCAATATAGCGTCCGCGATAGCCACGGTACAAATTGTATCATCGGTAAAGTTGCAATCCTTGTGGAATAGCTTAAAGTCGGTTTTGTCGGTGTTGTTAAACTCAAAGCGTGAGCCTACTATATCACCTATTATCGCGCCTAACATATTATTTGCTTTTTATGTTTTGTGGGAATATTGCGCGTGTTGGGTCTTGACGTTTTAGGGGTGTTCCATCCTTTTTAAGCTGAATGCCATAATAACGACAATACGGCTCATTGAATGAAACGCTTACATAAGCTCCTAATACGACTTGCACGCGTTCAATTTGCATAGCTCCTATATGGTCGGAAATTATATCTCCAACTTTATATGGGTTATGTTCGCGTGCGTATTGCTTCCCTAATTCATCTACCTCTTTTTGGAATCTCTGTTTTATTTCAGAGAGCCGATTTATAAATTCTTGTTTATCCATTGTTGCCTCCTTTCTTTCCGCGATTGGTTTTCTTTGATAGCAGCCTGCCCTCGCGAATTATGGCAAGCCGCCCCACATACTTTTGCTCTTTGCCGAACACATTCCAGAGTGCGCCGGCCGCTATGCCTACAATCTCAACGGGGAGGGTGTCGTAGATAGCGGCCACACTACCGAAATAGTAGTTGCGCTTTCCGTTGTATGGCTTTTCAGCTCAACGTGGATAACTTTACGTTGGTGTTCCATTGTTGATAAGTGCGTTTATTGAACGCAAAATTAGTGAAATATATTTAATATAACAAATCTTTAAGACGTTTTATTTCCGCTCTTAGGCGTTTATTCTCCTTTTTGAGTCTTTCTATTTCCTCTTGAGGCGTTGGCGGGGCGTTGCAAGTGCAATAATCCATATCGCCACTAACCGCCACGCCCATACATCCGGGGATAAGCACACGCCCAACACCCTTGACGGTTATGTAGTGGCACTTGTCGCTCATTATTGTCCTTTTATGCGGTTGGTTAGTTCGTGGGATAGTATCAAGTATTCATCACCATACGCGACAGCCTCACAAAGCCTATCTCCTAACTTTTCGCCATCGCACCAATCACATTCGCATTTCTCGCAACGATTATCCGGGTTGTCGGTCTTTTGTGGCACATACACATCGCCCTCAATGATAAGGCCGTTTGTTTTGTCGTTTTTCATCGCTTTTGTTCTTTGGGAAACTCATTAAAGCGGCGGCAAATTTCCTCACATAGGGCGTTGGAGCTTTCCACATCGCCAGTGTGTATGTTGGCGATTACCATGTTCCAGCCGTCTTTGATAGCCATTTCCGCGTCTATCTCATCGGGACCGCAAAAACGCCGACCTCTTGCCGGAATACATATAAGCTCCATATCTTTTGTGTCGATAGAGCCGCTGGCATATCTCCATTTGATTTTTATTTCCATATCATTTAGGGTTTATGTTTACTTGGTTAATGATTACCCACACGCCGCCCAAACAGAACGCCACTTGCGCCGCCTCAAGCTCCTTTGCAGTCAATTCTTGCCGGCATGGATTGAGCATTTCACGAGCTGCGGCGTTAAGTCGCTCTATCGTTTCCGGGTTGGCTTTGGCAAAGCCTTCCACGAGCGCAACAGTTTCATTCTGTGTAGCCATGTTCCGCTAAAATTGTAGGTTGTTCAACATTTGCCACTACATTAGCTAACAGTTGCCAGCCTGCGGCCTCGTAATAGTCAACATAATCATCGCCACGTTCACTATCACACATAACGCCATGCGCCTCTTGAGGGCTATTTGCGGCCACAACGATTAAGCCACCTGTGTAGCCGTAACCACCACTCCGTTTATTGATATAGACTTTCATAGCTTGTCATTTATTTCGTTTCCTTGTTTCTTTGCGGTGTTCCGCATCATAAGAGTTGTGGCATTTCTGACACAATGCCCGTAGGTTGCTGGGGTCGCAGTTTTCGGGGGTATGGTCTAAATGCGCTATCGTGAGGATGATTTTAACCTCTTTGCCTGTATTGGGGTTGAGCCGCATAGAGTAGTTTTCAACTCCGCAAAACTCGCAATGGTTATGCGCACGTTCAAGTATTGACTTGCGTATTTGCGGCCAATTCTTAGGGTATCGTGCGCGATTTTCGGGCTTGATTGGCATATTAGCAACGCTCGTAATATCGTCTTACTGTATCATCAAGTAACTCACGCATTTCTTGCTTCGTAGAGTCTATGCTATGCCCGTCAAGAGGCACGGCAAGAGAGTAGATAACCTTGCGCACTCGGCGTTTGAGTATGCGCGTCTTGCGCATATAGAACACCTCGCCCAATACGTTAGGCTCTACGGTGCCGCTTTGGAGATTGTGAACGTAGATAACGCCCACGGCTGAAATGAGTTGCTTTTTCATCTTTCGGAGTGTTTTTGTTTTGAAATATTCTGATTCATAACCTATCCTTATTTTTAGTTATCCACTCTGTCAAACTGCCCTCTCGTTTATCGGTTTTCTTGCGATTGATATAATCGGGGCAATAAGACGTAGCGGATGCTTTTACGTTTTCATAGTAGCACCAATTACATTGCCACCACCAACAATTCTTACAATACCCGTGGTTCATCAGTAGTATAGCTCTATTGGTTTGCGTAAGTCTATTGAACACCCTTTGAGCATGGAGTTGAGCGCATCACCGAGGCGAGAGAAATAGCCATACACGAATTGCGGCGGCTGTCCGGGTAGATTTTTGTTTCTCACATCGCCATACTCCGAGGGTATCTGTTCTACGCTATCAAAGTTTTCATAGAGGATAGCCTCACTCATTTTTGCGTCAAAGTCAATCATCAGAACACACTCGTTTTGGTCGGTACGGGGATTGTGGCGGCTAAACTCAACATGGTAATCCGGGTGCGCCGTTGGTGCTGGACCGGTAAGGTCGTGGCAGACGCACATCGTATAACCTTTGGGCGCGAGGCGATTGTTGAAAAAAGACTTGCAACGATATACAAAATCTGCATA